TGCCTGGATCCAGTTTCAGGAGCTTCTCGACATCCTTGAGCTGACTCTGCGTATTTTTGATTTCTGAATTGACACCTTTTAAGGCTGTCTGTAGTTTGGTGGTATCGCCGCCGATCTCGACAGTGATACCCTTGATTCTACTTGCCGCCATCGGCTGTACCTCCTTTTTCAAAAGTTGTGGTTAAAATAAATCGAAATCCCTCTGCGTAGCGATCTGCGCATAGCCTTTGTACTCATCATTGCTACTCTCTGCGTACATATCGTTCACCATTCCGATTGTGAGTAAATCCAGGTCTCGGATGGAGATGCCGAGCTGTACGCAGCGAAGCAGAAACAATGGTGTGGTCATCGGACGGTCAGTTGCGTGAAGTTTTTTTTAGACTCCACATCCGTCTGGACATTTAAGCCCCACAGCTCGATAATTTTCGGAAGCACCTGGTAGATGGAGAAGGTGCCGAATTCATCAAGCCACTCCTCCGGGCTGTCCGGGATGGTGGGATCTGCGTGCTTTGCCATGATGTAGGCGATGTTCTCAAACATCTCAAGAGAGAACATATCGAGGTGAGAGGAACCTTCATCACCGTTTCCGACTGCCTTTCCGAGCGCATCGAGATCCTTATAGATATCTCGGTGGAACTTGATACGGTAAATACGCGGAATGGCGGCAGATGCCTTAAAGGGCACCTGCTTTCCGTCAATCTCAATCATCTTTGTCATGCCCATAGAATCACTCCTTTACTGACTTTGCAGGCTTTGCTGCAGACTGCGTTGCTGCATCGTTCTCTGCCGCAGGCACATATACCGCCTTGTACCAATCAGCATAGGTGGTAGCATCCGTGGTATTTCCGGTCTTTGCTTTCACCATACCATTAGCAAGTGGCACCGCCTTCAGAGACAGCTTCTCCGTCTGTACTTCCTTGGAATCCTCATTCGTCTTTCCTTCGATGCCGGGACGAGAAGCGGAGCAGTTATATAGCACATGACGGATGTGCTTCTGATCACCATCAAACTCGAACAGGAGCGCAAATGCTGCAAGCTCCACCTCGGAGTTTTCAATCAGCACTCCCTTGGAATCTAATGTTTCCTTCAGTACGTCCGTGCGGAAGGACTCTGGGATCAATGCAAGCTCCAAATCTCCGTCATAGCCACAGTTATTATTGATCACGTAATACACGCCACCATCCGCGTAAAAGTTTTCCGGCTCACCATTTGCATCTAGTGAGATTGATACGGAGCCCGGCATCGGAACCGGCGTTCCGAAGGTGGGTGTGCCGTTCTCACTAATGGTAAGGAGAGAATAGTGTGTATTCTTCAGGTTGAATTTCACCTTATTTGCTTTTTCAGCCATCGTTAATTTACCTCCATTTCAAATGAATACAGGACTTCGTAAAGCTTCTCCGATTCGATCCAAGTCTCGGATTTTTCATAAAAAATGCCATGCTGATCGAGCACGGCTTCTATACGCTGTTCTGCCGACAAGTCCTTGTAGTCGGTATACAGTTCGATATGAATTTCATTGATCTTATAGTAGACCTGTCCGTCTGCCGCGAAGTTGTCACTGTTCGGTGTAAGATAACAAATAAACGGTGGATCCGGGCTTTCTCCCTCTGTAAAGTGGTCGTAGGCAAAGGGAAGTCCTACTTTATTCATGAGTTCGATTAACTTCTCCATGCGTTATCCTTTCAGGGCCTTTTCAATTTCACGCTCCAGTGTATCAATCGCCTTTTCTTCCGCTGGTGCGATATGGGGCCTTGCGGCGACACGGCCACCACCTCGCTTCGCATGACCAAATTCCAGAAGGTGGGCCAGTTGATAGCGGTTTTTAGAATGAACCACAAGCTCCAGAGAATTGGAGGTTTCCTTTTGCGTTTTCACAGCCCAGCTCTTTGCGTATTTCCCGGTGTCCTTGGGAGCAGTTGCAGCAATCTCATCCTTGACGGTTTTACCAGCCTTGCGGACCGATGCTTTTAGATCATTCGTTGCAAGGTTGGCATATTCCTCAAGCCCATCCATAATCACATCTGCCATCTGGCCAATGCTTACCCGATTGGTTGCCATCGTTAGTGCCTCACTTTCTGACAGGATAGTTTGATGCATTTTTTCTTGTAATTCATGTGGTCGATGGCTGTGATGTCATAAAGCGTATCGTTAAACTCCACACGATAATGCGTGGAATCTAAGGCGGCAGCCTTCTTGCACCACCGGATAGTAAAATCGACCTTCGTATTGTCTACAATCATTCCAGCATCCGTATCTTCCTTGCCTGCCTCAGCACTTACCGTTGCATAGCAGCTGTAGTAGGGTGCCCAGCTTGCTTTATGGTTTCCGATGGCATCCACAGTTACTTCATTCTTGGTAATGAATATGCGGACATTTAAAAGTTCAATGTTCATCAGAAGACCTCCTTTCTGGCACCGAATAGCAGAGAACGCAGTGTAAGCGTCAGTGCGTGATGGTCTGCTTCCTCTCGGTGCTCGTACAGGTATGCAGCGGTATAAAAAATGGCAGCCCTGGCATTTTCACAAGCAGACAGCTCGTCAAGGTTCTCTGTGCGAAGGATGTCCATGCAGATCCTTGTTGCAGCAGTGATCAGAGTTTCGATGAGAGCGTCGTCATCATCGAAATCCACTCGCAGATAGTTCTTCATTTCTTCCAGTGTAATGAGCATTTCTCATCGCCTCCATTCTTAAGGATATAGTAAAGGCAGCGCCATTCTTCGCAAATGGCGCCACCGTTCATTCAGACTACCTTAGGCCTTGGCTGCTTTTGCACTACCGGTGATGGTAAGAATCTGTACCGCCTCCGGAAGGATGAGCTTACCATCTACACGTTCCTTGGCAACGTAGCCGATCATGCCATTTCCAGCAAAGAGCTCTGTGAGCTGCTTGAAAGAACGAGTACCGCGATCTCCGATGTTGTAGTAGCTGTAATCACCAAAGGCAATCTTTCCAGCAGGGCAGAACGGAGAAGTGTAGACATCATAGCCCAGGAGCTTATCCGGCTCACCTGCCACAAGAGAAGGCTGCCACATATAGGCGCCATTGTTGTCCTTGAGCTGGCGGATGGAAGCGATGGTCTGATCGTTCATGATAAACTTTGCGTTCTTACGGTAAGGACGCTTCAGTGCATACACAAGCTTAATTACGTCATCAGCAGTAAGAGAAGCAGTGGAAATGGCTGCAGTGCCACCACCGGTTGCGGCAAAAAGGCCCAGAGGCTGTCCCGCACCGGAACCGTTCAAGAAGGCATCCTCCTCGGCATTAGCAAGGGCCTTGCCGAACATGTCGATGATATAGCTCTCCAGGTTGAAGGCATTATCATAAAGAAGCTCCTCGGTTACCTTGATGGCAACATGCAGCTTATGGGCATCCAGCAAAATCTGGTCGAAGGTTGCATCACCGAAGCTAAGTGCGCCACCCTCCTCGATCCAAGCGGCAGCAGGCTTTGTTGCAGCAATGTTGATCTTGTGCTCACCGGATGTAGTAATCTTGTGACCAAGCTTACGCATGATGTTCTCCTCAGTAAGGACATCAACCAGGCGATGGTCGTACTCATCCGGTACCAGATAACCACCATCTGCGTCCACACCTTCCTGCAGTACGTTCGAGATCTGCTTGAAGTTAGAACGAAGGGCAGTGAGCATTCCAGCCTTATAGGCATCGGATGCACGTCCAGTCTTTGTGTCAGAAGAAGCGGTAGAGGAAGGCTTAGAAGTAAGTGGAGTATTTACCGGCTTAGAAAGCTCGGCATCCAGTGCCTCCTGGCGCTCCAGACGAGCGATTTCCTTGCCAAGGTCTGCGATATCCTGTTCCATCCTGGTATAGGTTGCATCGTCCTCAGCAGTGAGGGTACCCTTCTCGGTACGATGAGAATCCAGAAATGCCTTAGCAGCATTCCATGCGTTGTTACGCTTTTCGCGAAGTTCATTAATCGTCATAGTAGTATTACCTCCATTAAATGTGTTGTTTGATAAGATTTAAGCGCTCCATAAGGCTGTCAACAGAGCGCTCCGAAATAGCAGGTTCAGCAGGCTTAGCCGGGATATGACATTTGGCTGCCAGCTTCTCGATGAGCGAATTGGTGACAGCTGCGCGAGAGAAGGAAGCAGAAGCAGCGGGCTGTGCAATGTCAGCTTCATCCTGTGTATCGCGCTTTATAATTTCATCTGCAAAGCCAAGCTCAATGGCCATATTGGCATTCATCCAGGTTTCGGCATCCATCAGATGAGAGATCTTTGCTCGACTCAGACCGGTCTTAATCTCATAGGCATTGATGATGGATTCCTTGACTTCCTCCAGCATGGCGATGGCCTTTTGCATCTCTGCTGAATCACCGAAGGCCATCGTGGCCGGGTTATGGATCATTAGCATAGATACCGGAGACACCATTACCTTGGTACCGGCCATCGCAATGACCGATGCAGCAGAAGCGGCAATACCATCAATCTTGACGGTAACGTTGCCCTTATAATCCATCAGCATGTTGTAGATCTGGGCAGCAGCCACACAGTCACCACCGGGTGAATTGATCCAGACAGTAATATCGCCAGAGCCACTTAAGAGCTCCTCCTTAAAAAGGGCCGGTGTGATATCGTCATCAAACCAACTTTCCTCGGCGATGGTTCCGTTCAGGAACAGGGTCCTTGTTGTTACTGCTTCCTGTGTCTCCTGATTCATCTGTGTTTGATTTTTCCAGTTCCAGAATTTCTTCATTGGAATCGTCCTCCTTTCCAGCAGCAGAAGAGGCTGCAAATATTCCTGCATCTTCGAGCTTGGTCATGTTGCCGTTGATGAGATATAAGTCACCACCAAGCTCCGCTGGGATGCGATCCAGGTTTTCAAGCTCACGGATATCATTTGCAGACATCCAGCCATTTTGACGGGCTGTAGCGTAGCCGTTCATGCGACTTTGATAATCGCCACGAAGCAGGCCATCTACATTGAACTTGACAAAATAAGCAGTCTTCTCGGAATCTGATAGAAGGGCACGGTTTAGCGCCTGTTCCCATCGCACAATCCAGGGCTCCAGGGTATACTTCACATATTCCAGCGATTGCTGCTCAATATTAGAAAAGCTCGACTTCTCCAGGTCTCCTACCATATGAGGAGGAACTCTGAAGATTCGAGCGATTTCATCAATTTGAAATTTACGTGTTTCAAGAAACTGAGCTTCATTTGGGCTGATAGAGATTGGCGTGTAGTGCATGCCTTCCTCTAAAATTGCAATCTTATGAGAATTGCTGCCGGAGAAGCCCTTGTTCCAGCTTTCGCGGATGGCATCTGGATTCTTGACGGTGCCAGGAAATTCCAGCAGACCTCCGGGAGTGGCTCCATTTGCGAAAAACTTAGCACCGTATTCCTCTGTGGCGATGGAAAGGCCGATGGCATTTTTAGCCATGGCAATCGGCGAGTAACCAACCAGTCCATCAAAGCCGAGGCCTGGTACATGAAGTACATCGGATGGCCTGAGCGTCACCGTTCCAGCTTTCATGGTTTGGGCATCCGACTCCTGCATCTGATATTGATAGTAGAGGTGCCCGTGCTCATCACGATCCACAGTCATGCGGTTAGGCATCAGCGGATAGAGCCCGATGACCTGACCTTTACCGTTGCGAATAATCTGCGCATAGGCATTGCCATACAGTAGCAGGTGTGTCATCAGCGTTTCTCGAAAAACAAAGGATGTCATTTCCGGGTTTGGCTCATCATGCAGGATCTTATACAGTGGATGAGAGAGGGCCTTTTCCTTGCTGCCGGATTCCTTATATTGATAAAGATGTACCGGCAAGCATGCGATGGATTCCGATAGAATTCTTACGCAGGCATATACAGCAGTCATCTGCATGGCAGATCGCTCGTTAACGGCCTTGCCGGAGGTGGTACCACCAAAGAAAAAGCGATAGCCGGAGCCGTTTAGGTTGTTTGTCGGCTTATCGCGGGATTTAAAAAGTCCACTAAGTATATTCATCAAAACCTCCAATTCCCTGATTGATGCCTTCACGCAGCACAATCAGCCCAAGCAATAGTAGAGTGATCATCATTTTCCTCAGATAAACAAAATGCCTCTGTCATCGTAGACAGAAGCACCGGTGTCATTGCCGCAGCGAATTGCGCGGTCCAGTCCCATGATGGTAGCAATCGCACCATCAATCTTTTCTGTAGATTTTTCTTTGTCGGCCTTAATATTCCCGGCCGGGTCTGTACGTATATAGATGTTATCCATCATCCAGCGAAGCACTGGATGACCGCCATGCGCCAGACGTTCCTCCAGGGTTAGCTTCATGAGCTCCTTGGTAGGAGGACTCATATCCTTAAAGCCCTGGCCGAAGGGAACCACCGTAAATCCCATACCCTCAAGGTTTTGTACCATTTGGACGGCTCCCCAGCGGTCGAAGGCAATCTCACGGATGTTGTATTTTTCACCCAGGCGCTCGATGAATTTTTCGATGTAGCCGTAGTGAACGACGTTACCCTCTGTGGTTTGCAGGAAGCCCTGTCTCTCCCAGACATCGTATGGCACGTGATCACGACGAACTCGTAGCTCCAGCGTATCCTCTGGTACCCAGAAGTATGGGAGAATGGCGTATTTGTCATCCTCATCCTGGGGCGGAAATACCAGCACAAAGGCTGTGATATCCGTAGTGGAAGAGAGGTCCAGCCCGCCATAGCAGACACGTCCTTCCAGCTCGTCTGGATTAACTGCAAAGGAGCAGGCATCCCATTTCTCCATCGGCATCCAGCGGACCGCCTGCTTCACCCATTGATTTAACCGAAGCTGCCGGAAGGAGTTCTCTTCTCCAGGATTTTGCTTGGCTGACTCACAGGCGGCCTTCACCTTATCAATGCCGACTGTAATGCCAAGAGAGGGATTTGCTTTCTTCCAGACCTTCGGATCCGTCCAATCATCAGAATCGTCCGCACCATAAATCACCGGATAGAAGGTAGGATCAATCTTTCTGCCTTCCAGGATGTCCTTGGCTTTCTGATGGGTTTCATAACAGATGCTGTTGGTGTCTGTCCCAGCAGTGGTGATGAGAAAATACAGTGGCTGCATTCTGGCATCTCCGGAGCCCTTGGTCATAACATCAAAGAGCTTTCGGTTGGGCTGAGTGTGGAGCTCATCAAAGACAACACCGTGGATGTTAAATCCGTGTTTGGAGTAGGCTTCTGCAGATAATACTTGATAGAAGCTGTTGGTTGGTGTGTAGATGATACGCTTCTGAGATGCAAGAATCTTCACACGCTTGTTGAGCGCCGGACACATACGTACCATATCTGCGGCAACATCAAAAACAATGGTTGCCTGCTGACGGTCAGCGGCACAGCCGTAAACCTCAGCGCGCTCCTCACCATCACCGCAGGTAAGAAGCAGGGCCACGGCAGCTGCAAGCTCAGATTTTCCCATCTTTTTAGGAATTTCCACATAGGCGGTATTGAACTGGCGATATCCATTTGGTTTCAGTGTGCCGAAGAGATCACGGATGATCTGTTCCTGCCAGTCAATCAGCTCGAAGGGCTTACCGGCCCAGGTGCCCTTGGTGTGGCAAAGGCATTCGATAAAGCTCACAGCATAATCCGCAGCATCTACATCATAATGAGAGTCCTTTGCTTTGAATTTGGTCGGTTTATATTTCTTTAATTTACGCACATGCTTCACCTCCGGGCATAAAAATAAGTCGTTACCGTATTGGCACGACCATCATCAATAAATATCGTATAACGAGGAACACACCCTTGAGGGTGGTCCTTCGGGAATGTTCTTAGTTGTATTCCTTCATCAGAATGGCAAGTGCCATTTCGGTTTCTTCGTCGACCGGCTCGATGTCCGGGCCTCTGTCGTAGTTGTAGGCGATCTCACCGTTTCTCTTCAGCATGAGCTTTGAAATCCTACCGCCGTCAATGCCGTAGTCCTCGCTCGGCTCTTCATAATGCTTCACCCAGTAATGAAAAATGCTGTTTTCAATCTTGATGCTTCCTTCTGCCCACATGGTTTTGCCCTCCTTAGTTCAGCTTGAAAAGGTATCCGTGTGCCTTTTCATATTCATCGCTCATGAAGGCTTTGTGCTGGCTGTTGATCTCAATCAGGCCCGACAAGGTGCATCCGGCTTTCTGGAAAAGCCATGCGGTTTCAACTGCGCTGCTCCAGGTGGAAGAGAAGGTGAAGGCTTCAATGCCATATTTCTTCATGCAGGCTACCAGGCCTTCGACTGCGTCATCGCGGATGGTGTCGTTCAGGTCGATGTACTCGTTGCCGCAGTCCTTGGCGGTTTCATACGCGTTCCAGATGCGCTGCTCTGTGTTGCTTAAGCCATCAAGCTTTGCGGTTGCCTGCTTGTAAATGGCTCTTGCTGCATCCTGCTCAGCCGTGCTAGCTGCTGCGGCGTAAGCCTTCTTTGCTTCCTGGATTCCTCTGTAAACTTCTTCAAAAATGTTCATCATGGTGTGTGCCTCCTTGTTTTCTTTTGGTAGTACATATATCACTCTGAAAGCACATAATAGCAAGCTGATTACGGACAATATATGTACCAAAGATCGGCTGCTATATGGAGGAGAAAACTGTGTACATTACAGCTTTTTCACTCGGTCTACACCATAGATTACATTGAGCCCGGAGTCGTTATCCCAAGCTACCATGATGCTTCCGGTATCATCCACACCGGTTACCGTTCCCTGGGTGCCGATGGGCGGTGCCTGAGCATCGTCCATCTCTACAAGCTCCACTCTGGTTCCGGCAGAATAGCGGAGGCGCAGGCGTTCAACCTGCGCTCTGTTAGCGAATAACATGGCCTTCACCTCCTGCGTAGGAGCTGTTGCCGCAAAGGTATCGGCAGAGGATCCTGCGGCTTTGCTTGTACTTGTCTCCGATGAAGCCGAGGCGGAGAAGAAAGCAGCGAAAGGCGTATTTTTCGTTATCTATCGGCTTTGCCTTTGCTGTGATACGCTTCTGTTCCTTACTCATCTTGCAAAGGGCAGAAAGGAATGCAGTGTAGGCGGTGATGGCATCGAAGTCTGGCATGCTAGGCCACCAAGGGAAGCTGACCTGATCGTCGTGCTCCTCAATCGGGAAGGCTTCAACCTCCAGGGCTTTCTTGATGAGGTCTGACTTGCTCTCCAGAAGCTTTCGCAGATTTTCCAGGTTAACCGTGTCAGCCGGGAAGGAAATCACCAGGCCGGTGTCCTTTGCAGCCGCTGAAATGTCTGCTTCTGCTGTGGCGGGTGCTTCTGGTATCTCAGTGGCCGGTGCCTCATCTAACTCTGCGGCAAAGCCTGCAACGGCAGTCTGTTCAAGGATTGCCTTGATGGTGCTTTCCTCTGTTCGCTCGTCGTAGCTTACGGTGCCATCCTTGCTGATGGTAATGTCTGCAACCTCGTAGGCGGCGCTTGGCATTCCCTTATAAACTTGCTTGCATCCGGTTACCTGTGAAATAATACCTACCAGCTCTTTTCTGGCGCTTCCTGTAACGTTAAATCTGATCTCCATAGTGGAATCCTCCTTTGTTTTGGTAGTACATATATCGCTCTGAAGGCACATATTATCAAGCGATTCAGAGCGAATATATGTACCAAAGATCCGCCGGAAAATAGCAGCAACTCGTGTGTATTATGCCTGCATGGATTCTTCGGAGATAGCGACTTCATCGTATTGGTAAGTCAGACCATCACGGATAACAGAAACGCCATCGGAAGTACCTACCTGCTCGATGTAGCGCTTCACGATGACGTCTGCATATTTCTCATCTAATTCAATTGTGTGGCAGATGCGGCCGGTCTGTTCGCAGGCGATCAGCGTGCTGCCGGAGCCTCCGAAGGGATCAAGCACGATGCAGTTTGTAAGACTTGAATTCATGATCGGGTAGGCAATCAATGCTACCGGCTTCATGGTTGGGTGATCAGCATTTTTCTTAGGCTTTTCAAATTCCCAGATCGTGGTTTCCTTGCGACCGGAGTACCATTGATGCTTACCATTTTTCTTCCAGCCAAAGAGGCAAGGCTCATGCTGCCATTGATATGGTGAGCGACTCAGCACCAGGGAGGGCTTCTTCCAGATGCAACAGCCGGAAAGATAGAAGCCTGCATCAGAGAATGCTTTTCTAAAATTCAGGCCTTCTGTATCAGCATGAAACACATAGATGGATGCGTCATCGGCCATGACTGCTTCCATATTGGTGAAGGCGTCCAGCAAGAACTGATAGAAGGAGTCATTATCCATGTTGTCATTCTGGATCTTACCAGCGGAGCCTTCATAGTTCACATTGTAAGGTGGATCCGTGACCACCAGGTTTGCCTTCTTGCCAGCCATCAAAAGCTCATAGCTTTCAGGCTTTGTGCTGTCGCCGCAGAGAAGTCTGTGCGGACCAAGGCACCAGAGGTCACCGGACTTAGTTATGGTAGGTTTTGCAAGCTCGGCATCGACATCAAAATCATCTTCCTTGATGCCATCCTTCACATCCTCTTTAAAAAGGTCGTCCAGCTCGGCGGGCTCAAAACCAGTGAGAGAGACGTCGAAGTCAGCACCTTGCAGGTCTGCGATTAACAGCGCCAATTTGTCGTTGTCCCATTCGCCGCTGATTTTATTGAGCGCAACATTCAGTGCCTTTTCGTGTTCCTCATCAAGCTCTACAACGACGCAGTCAACTTCCGTCATGCCCATATCCTGGAGAACCTTTAAGCGTTGATGCCCGCCAACCACGCGACCAGTAGTGGCATTCCAGATGACGGGTTCCACATATCCGAACTGCTCGATCGAGCGTTTCAGTTTTTCATATTCCGGATCGCCGGGCCTTAAATCCTTACGGGGATTGTAATCAGCAGGAAGTAGCTCAGCGACATTTTTCTTTTCAATTAGCATGGTGCATTCCTCCTGAGTAATTTCTGTAGGCCCTTGTAGGCGGCATCAATATCACCGGCCTTAGCTTGACCACGAAGTGTGCTGAACTGCTGAAAGCTCAGCTGCTGGCGATAGCTTTTCAGTAGATTCATAAATTCACGATAGTCCATATCAGTTTCCTTTCCTTGCACGGAGCAGGCGTTCCATCGCATCATCCATAGGCGTTTCACCCTTGTACTCCGTCGCACAATTTTCTTTTACGATTTGATAGATTTCCATCCAGAGCCGATTTGTCTGGCTCATAAAATTTTGGCTCATAGCTACGTAGGGAGATTGCATGGCGTTTCCCGTTGTAGGGTGCTTGGCGAGGAACCCGTAATCTGTGATTGCTTCCTCACACTGAATCCACCTGGCAACACTCATGGCATAGCGTTCCAGAAGCTGGGGAGAAACAAGCGATGCACACCTGCGCTCTGCCAGCCATTCCCAGGTTGCCTTATATACTTCTTCAGCCACAAGTGGTTTACCGTCTTTCTGTGTGGCGGATAAGAGCTTGGATGGCTTGGGCATTTGCTGACCTTCTAAATCCGCAGCTTGATCTTCAAACTCGATGACAGTCAGCTTTCGCTTGCCCGGATTCCCCTCAGTGATTTTGTCAGCTAAGGGCTTTTTCTTGGCTCCGGCACCGATACGAGCGCCGCCACGGTTGGTTCCGTCCTTAGCCAAAATGCTTCACCTCCTTGTTCGGGGCCTATTCCCCCGTTTGAAAACGCGTTTTTGTGCGTGAGACCCCACGCCCGTTCCACGGCAGCTGCGCCGTAGAGATTCAGACCGCCCCTGGGGGGAGCGGATGCACAAAGAAAATGCATCCGCTTTATGTGTTGTGCCAGCGGTCACCGCGTTCTGCATGAATGCGTGCATGGCAGGCCTTGCACAGGGCTTTCAGGTTCTCACGGTCATGAGTTCCGCCCTGAGATAGCGGAAGCATGTGATGAATCTCCTCGGTTGGTGTATAAACACCCTTCGCAAGGCACTCTTCACAAAGCGGATGAGCAGCGGCATAGCTGTCACGGATTCGCTTCCAGGCACGACCGTAGCGACGCTTGGTGGCGGGATCTCTATCATAATGTTCGTAGCGTCTGGCTTCCTCCTTGGCATGCTCCTCACAGAAGCGACCGTCCGTGAGATTAGGACAGCCTGGATAAGAACAGGGACGCTTCGGTTTTCTCGGCATCAGTTTCACCTCCTTGCGGCATAAGAAAAGCCCTGCAGGAAGTAGATCCTACAAGGCTTCTGTGATTATCTTTTTTGCTAGTCTAATACTATCAGAAGTTGATGGTGTCATTCTATGTCTTTTCGTGCCCATCTTCGGTTGGCTCAGGAATTTTTATTTCCTGCAGCACACGGCTGTGGAGCTTGTGAATGTAGCGAAGCTCGTAGTTCATATCCACGGCGATCTTTTCCCAGGATTCACAGCAGATGTAGCGCTTTGCCAGAAGATCCTGATATTCAGGATTGGAAACGGACTGGATTGCATGAGTGATTTCTTTCTTCAAATTCACCAGCTTTTCCATATCTTCTGTAATCTGTTCCTCCAGGTCGATGATCTTCATGACACATTCCTCCAGACGGGAGTTACCACGGTTTGGGCTTTTAGGCATATCCGAATAAGTAGCGGTGCAGCGGGTAGCCAGATCATTTAAGGAATCAATCATCTGGGTTTTTGTGATAATGCGCTGATCCAGGTTACGGGCCTGGGATAAATATTCTTTTGCATTCATAGCGTACCTCCGAATAATGAAATTCCCTCGGATTGACCTATGTTGTCGTAGATTGTCATAGATTTGCTTTTACCGCATCAATTAATGCGTTTTGTGTGACTTCCTTCAGGGACAGCGCCTTTAAGATACGTTCATCAATGGTGCCCTTGGTAATGATGTGCTCAATGACGACAGTGCCGGAGGTCTGGCCTTGCCGCCAGAGACGAGCGTTGGTCTGCTGATATAACTCCAAAGACCAGGTCAGCCCGAACCAGATAAGTGTTGATCCACCAGCCTGAAGATTCAGTCCGTGACCTGCAGAGGCAGGATGGATGACAGCAACAGGAATATCGCCATTGTTCCAATCAGTGATATCCTTACTGGATTTTATCTCCCGGACATCAAAGCGCTTCTTGATTCGCTGCAGGTCGTGCTTGAACCAGTAAGCTACCAGGAGTGGTTTGCCATTGGCGGCTTCGATAAGATCCTCTAAGGCATCCATCTTCCGATCATGGAACTCGATGATATTGCCGTCATCATCATAAATGGCACCGTTGGCCAGCTGGGAGAGTTTACCGGTGAGAGAAGCCGCATTAGCAGCCGTGATTTCTCCTTCCGGGAGCTCCAATATAAAGTCTGCCTTCAGTTCCTCGTAGCGTTTTTCTTCCTCCTCGGATAGCTGCACTTCGTATTGCGATGTAATCAGCTCCGGCATCTGCAGGTGATCAGTGGATTTCATGGAAATCGTAATATCCGATATTTTCCGGTAGATGGCATCCTCCGCATAAGGCATGGGCTTGTAGGAGTAGATGATTTCACCATTACGTTTGTCCGGAATAAAGTAGTTGTTACGGTAGTGGGTGATGAAGCGTCCTAAACGCTCTCCAAAATCCAGAAGCTTGAATTCGGCCCAGAGATCCATAAGACCATTGGAGGAAGGTGTGCCGGTAAGACCGATGATTCGTTTTACCTTAGGTCTGACCTTCATCAGAGATTGAAATCGCTTTGACTTGTGATTCTTGAAGGAAGAGAGCTCATCAATGACGACCATATCGTAATCAAAAACAAAGCCACTGAAATCTATCAGCCAGCCAAGGTTCTCACGGTTAATGATAGTGATGTCGGCTCCGGTTAAAAGTGCAGCGCATCGTTCCTTCGGTGTCCCCACGCAGACAGCGTAGGTCAGATGCTGCAGGTGCTCCCATTTTGCAATTTCCGCAGGCCAGGTATCACGGGCCACCCTTAAAGGCGCGACCACTAGGATGCGGTGTGCCTCGAAGCTGTCAAACAGCAGGTCTGCGATGGCAGTCAGGGAAATGACCGTCTTGCCAAGACCCATATCAAGGAGAACTGCAGCGATAGGATGCGTTTCGATATAGTTGATGGCATAGGCCTGATAATTATGGGGTGAGAAGTTCATGAAGCATCCCTCCAATCTGTTCCACACCATCAATCACATAGACCTGAAAGCCAAGTGAACGTAGCAGCCTGTGCCTTGCTATTTGAAGCGGGCGAGGCTTTTTGCCAGGAGCCTTCAGCTCTACGAAGGCGATGATCCCATCAGGTAATAAGACGAGGCGATCGGGCATTCCTGCAAAGCTCGGAGACACGAATTTTACAGCGATGCCTTTATGCTGCTTTACCATCCGGGTTAACTTGTTTTCTATCTGTTTTTCTAACATTGTCATTCTCCAATCAGTGGTTATTTTTCTGATGTGCAAGGTGTATCAATGGTATTTACATAACTTTTCTATATATGATTTTTTATAGCCTATAGAAAAGTCTATACAGAGACATTGATACATCTTGTCATTCGGTTCGATCAGTCTAAAAATTCCTCATCAAAATCGTCCTCAGTACGCAGGCGAAGTCCTTTAAAATAGCGCTTTCGGCTCAAGGTGACACGCTCGTATCCGGCATTTTCCATAGCAAAGTAGAAGTCCGCTGTGGAGCGTACATACTCATTGCAATCGATGCAGTGATTGCGGTAGGCCTGATATAGGCTAGAGGAGTTTTCTTTATACTCATCACCTATGATGCACTTATCCTCTAAGAAATGTCCGAACCAGTCATTCTGGCTACGGTAATCATCGATGGCATTCTGCACGCAGGCCGGAACCGGGATGTGGTAGTCAGCATCGATAACTTTCTTGCTACCTTCGATGATCCAGGAGAGGATCGCGCCGCCAGCATTGTCATAGAGATACTCACTGTAATTCTTGATGTCGCTGCTGCCTGTGATCTTGGCATTAAAAGGAATAACGATGAGTCGCCTCCAGATACCATCATCGGATGCACTGACGCGAGGCAGGTGGTTGGTATACAGCACCAGCGTGTGGCAGGGCTTGAAGGAAAATGGATCCTTATATTTCTTCTCTGCAAAGACATCATCGGTAGAGCAGAGCTGCTTGACGGTAGAGTCATTAAGCCTTGCACCTTCCTGCATCTCGGCAGCAATGAGAAGTCGCTTACCCTTGACCTCGGCCATTTCCGGTTTGATGTTTCTGCGACAGCCTACGGTCAGGGTATCCGCAGAAATGTTTCCGGAGTAGAGGCCCAGCACGCGGGAGATGGCATTCCAGAAGGTGGATTTACCATTGCGACCATCACCATAGGCGATGATCAGAGCTTCTACATAAACCTTGCCGATGGCAGAAAGGCCGCAGATCATCTGGACGTAATCGATGAGCTCCTGATTGTGCTGGAAGATGAGATTCAAGCTGTCCAGCCAAATCTGCATGCCTTTCTGGTTTGGTGAAACGCTGGTAATCTTAGTGATAAAGTCCTCCGGCGAATGCTCCCTGGCTCCGGCCATACCCTGACGAAGATCAAAGGTTGCCTCCGGGGTACAGAGCGCAAAGCAGTCTGCGTCCAGGTCACGAGGTGAAATCTCCAGCATCGGATGGGATTCCTTCAAAGTAGAAGTCACATTCTTAGAATCACGGCGCTTAATGGCAAATGCCTGATAAGCCTTGGCTGCTAAGAGTTCACGATAGACCTCCAGCTGTTGATCGTTCATAAGCTGTTCTGCTTTTGACTTTGATGCGCTATCAAGAATGTTCTGTGCACCGCAATTCTTCATTTTATCCAGTGCTTCCATGAGATCTCGGTTTGCTTCCTTTAGCTGTCTGCGGGTAAGTTCGTGAGCCACGGCCTGAGCACCTGGCTCTGATTCCTGCCAGTAGTGATCGGAGTAGCGAATGAAGTGAGTGGCGGGAGAATAGCGAAGCTCGTTTGAGAAGTATTTTGCTAACACCTCAGCCTGTCCCACATCGGAGTAATCCTCCGGTTTATAACAGGAAGGATCGTTGTAGAGCTTCGGTGCAACATAGCCCTCCTGCTGCTGGACACGAGCATAGAAGCGCTGGGCACTGTGCCAGATAGTAGCAAGCTCAGCAGCATCCAGAGGCGGATCACATTTATCTGCTTCTTCCAGAAATGCCTGATAGGCCGTGTCACCGTCGCCATATTTCTTGATGACCTTTCCAGCGAAACGAGACATGGTTGCATTACGGCTGCCTTCGGGAATCGTTGCGCCATCATATTGACCTTCCGGCATATCCTCATCGAAAATATCCTCATTGAGGTATTCCGTCAGATTCATGCGTCCCGGATATAAAGCAACATCTGCAGCAACAGTGCCAAAGAAGAAGCGGGCAGCATCCAGGGCCTTCGTATCGAAATAGTGAAAGATGGAATTGACCAGCTTTTTCATGTTGCTGTAAAAGGCAGCGTCTGTCACATAATCAATCGGAAAGAGAACGTGAAACTTAGGCCTTGCTGCCTTGCCGTTTTTTACTCTGTTATTGAAACGGCTGTAATGGACTGCGAAGGTCACACCTGGAAAGGCCTGCAAGACATCTTCTGGAGTGATCCAGTCTTCCGGATTCTCGGAATGATCATTATCACAGTCAACTGGAAGACAGTCTCTGCCGATGAAGTTGTCGCCATTACGATAGCTGTTCTTATATTCTGCGCACACATAGTCATGACTGACGGCGGCCTTCAGGCTATCTTCATCCAGGATGATGTGTTTATGAGGGTAGGAGCAGTTACCGGGATTGCCGGTAACGTCCGCACTGTAAATGGTAAACATCAGTCGTACACCTCCTGAGCTTCTTCCTCCAGAACCTTTGTGATGAATTTGAGCGCTCGGATCATGGTTTCAAGCTCACAATCACCGCCCAGCATGACCTCGAAGCCTTCTGCATCACCAAAGCGATCTCTTATAACATGGATATCCATATCGGTGCAGGCTGCATCCTTGATGCGAAAATAGGTGCGCCCGCCGTGGCCAGTGTCACCACCTCTATAGCCTGTGGTACCAGCTTCCACTTCGAGAATGTTACAGCTCACAACATCACGGGTGTAGGTAGAGATTTCTGTGCCATCCTTCAATCTGCGTCTGTTTTCTTTGATTTCATACATAGCTTTAAGCCTCCTGATATTCTTCTGTATTCAGGCAGATGCTAAGAAAGCGTCCACCTCTAGTTTCCACTGGAGATGAACGCCTGAGTTGAGCGGATCTTTTTAATCTTTTTTGTAAAAAGGGGTAGCATAGCCATCTGCACGAAGGAGAAGTCCCTTCGCCCAGGGAGGTGTGCGGCCCATCTGTTCACAGACGGCATCCAAGAACATGCGGGGATCCGCTTCGATGACTACTTCATCATGGATATGCATAACGATGGAGCAGTTGCGGAGGGTTCTCATGGCATAGAGAAGAATATCACGGGAGGTGGCTTGTACAATATTTTCCACAAACTTTGGTCCATAGGAATCAAGGCGTTCCCATTTCTTGGTTGGGCCGATGCCTTCATAGGTGATGCAGGCGCCGCCGAACTTGTTCGTACCGAGCTTCGGCTTCACATAGGCCAGGTTTCTACCGGAAGGAAGCGTGATAAAAAGCATGCCACTGCGGCAGGAGAAGGTAAGACCATATACAGTAGTCGTGTGCTTATATTTCACGGCTTCTGTGACAGCATGATCTACATCCCACCAGAATTGCACGATGTGTGGGTTTGACTGACGCCAGGCATCTACAAGGGTAGGAAGTTCATCCTCTGTTAGCCCCATATCGATAGCCCCCATCGCCTTCAGTGCACCGACGGAGCCGCCATAGCCAAGCGCCAGCTCTGCGATTTTACCCTTTTGACGCAAATGTCCATTGATGCCGTGTTTCTCAACAGGGACCTTGAACATCTGACTGGCAGAAGCGCAGTAGATATCCCCGCCCTTTGCAAATACCTTCTGTCGCCATTCTTCCCCGGCAAACCAGGCGATGACGCGGGCTTCGATGGCAGAAAAGTCTGCAACCAGAAATTGTGTACCCTCACGTGGAATGAATGCAGTTCGGATCAGCTGCGATAGGGTATCCGGCACATCTTCATACAAAAGAGAGACTGCATCAAAGTTCCCAGAGCGTACCAGAGCACGAGCATCAGCAAGGTCTGGCAGATGATTCTGAGGAAGATTTTGTAATTGAATGTTCCGACCAGAGAAGCGACCGGTACGATTGGCTCCATAAAACTGAAACATGCCACGGGCTCGGCCATCAGCACAAACCGTCTTTTCCATTGCCTGATATTTACGTACTGAGGATTTGGCAAGCTGCTGACGAAGAGTGAGAACAGAGGCAAGCTTGTCAGGAGCATTCTTTAGGAGCTCGGCTATCGCTTTTTTATCAAGGCTGTCGGTTTCTACACCATTGTCAGAGAGCCACCGCTTCATCTGCAGCACAGAGTTCGGGTTTTCCAGCTTCGTGATGTCCTTGATGGCAGCAGTCAGCTCTTCACGGGAGCGAGCATCCATTGCGATGGCCTGCTGTACAAGCCCCATATCCAAACGGACACCACGATCATTGATTTCCTGGTCAATGTTATACTCCTCCCAGACCGATTCAGTTACAGGAAATTTGCGAAGCTTATGCTGGATGCCCATTTCGGTTTCCACATCACGGATGTTATAGCGCTTGAAGGCTTCCCATTTCTCTGGCGCATGAAAAGGGCGATTTCTCGTCCTGCCACCATTGGATTTTGTAGCAACGCAGGGCTGGCAGAAATATTTGATGAGGTCCTTGCCTTCTGTGAGCTTCTGCTTCTCAAGTCCCAGCACGGCACCGACGCCTTCCAGGGAAAGCGGTAAGCCCATGGTTGCTGCCCAGATCATGGAGCAGCGCCAGCTTTCAGGATCAAGATATTCACCAGTTGGATAGCCTAGGAACCTGGAAAGACAGACACGTTCGAAGGAAGCATTGAAGGCCCATTTGATGATGGTCTCATCCTCCAGGGCGGCAACAATCTTCTCCGGTATCTTCTCGCCGCAGGCAAGGTCCACCACTTGAACAGGGCCGGAGTCGACACTATAGCCAAAGAGTAATATTTCAAAATCAGGAGACTCGCAGTATCGATACACGCCGGTTTTCGGAAGCGGCACATCGCTGTAGGTCTCGATATCAATCGATAAGGTTTTCATAGATTGTCCTTTCTACCAAAAAGGTGGTGAGATTGCTCCCACCACCTCCTTGGATTATTATTCAGTAGATTAGTTTGTCTTCTCGTAAACCTTCATGCGAGCTTCGTGATATTCAAGATCACGCTTAGCACTTTCCTGTTCGCGAATCTCACGCTTGTGGTCATTGATGAGGTTCTGGATCGCAGTGATAAGGAATACCACACTGAACAACAGCCAGATTGCAAGAAGAACAACAACGAGAATAGTCTGTAACATTTCCATAGTTGCCACCTCCATTAATTAAGGAAATCGTCATCTTCATCAGATGCGAAATCAGACTCAGCACTTGCCTTACCACCAAGAGGCTCACCGTCACGAATCTTCTGCAGATTGTTAAGTCCACAGGCGATACCCTTGTTACCGGAGCTGTTGAATGCATAGAAGCTGATGCTGGCGCGACCATACACACCGGAGTAAACCTCGGAGCGAGTAAGAATCGGATTGCGATCTGCATCCACGATGCCAGGAGCAGAGGTTGCATTGGCATTTACGAAATAAGCATTGGTGTAGGCCGGATCGTCCGGACGCTCCATGTCGCCATCACGAAGCGGAGTCTTGATGACAGAGAGGGCAGGTACAGACTTGCCATTGCCTTTGAGCTTGGCCTCGCCCTCCTTGTAAGCGGCCTCAATGGCAACTTCAATCTTGGCGATGGTCTTGGTATCAGACTTCGGAATAATCAGAGATACGCTGTACTTCGGTGTACCTCCATTGATGGATTTCGGCTCCCAGACGTTGGCATAAGACCAACGAGTGTCAGGACCAGTGATTACCTTCATAGGGTTGTTGATTTTTACATTCTTGTTCATTTAATTTTCCTCCATAAAATCAGTTTTTGCATTGTTCATTGCCGGACGTTTATCGCTCTCCGGCACGAGCGTCGGTTTACCTTGCGGCTTTTCAATATAGGCGGTAAGCAGCTCATCGAATCTGGATTTGCCAAGACGCTTCTGCATGGCAGTGATACCAAGGAGCTTCTTTTCATATGGATCAAACCCGGCATCTGTAACTGCCTGGATGACTGCCTCCTCATTGGAATACTTGCGGTTGGATCTACCTTCGACCAGCTTCCAGCCAGCCCATTCCTTACCGCTGATGGCCTGCTGCAGAGCATATTCCTTGATGTCGGATGCCCAGGCTACTAATTCATCTGCACGGGAGAGGATGTATTCAATCTCCGAATCCTCTAAAAGAGGTGGAAGCTTGAAATCGTACTGAACCAGTGTGAGATTGGCCTCTGCTCTGGCACGGCATTCGTGCTTGGCCTTGCAGAAACCACACCATTCGCCACAGAGGAAGTTTCCATCTCCTGCAAAGGCAAGATCTGCGGTCGGCTTCAGCACTTCATCCGCCCACCTGTACAGCGCATCCTTGGAAATCTCAAAGGTGGAAATATTCTGACGTCTAGGCTGGTAAATGGTCATGCTGACATTATCAATGTCGTAGATGTCATCAAAGAGCTCCAGGGCTCCAAGCGCGTAGCACTTCATTTGCGGATTATCGGTCACATCTACGAGGACTCCAAGACCGTGTTTGTAATCGCATATTCTCAAGGTGCCATCTGCAATGATGATGCAGTCAGCGGTTCCGAAGCCCTGCTCCACCCAGCGAGAAAAATCTACACGCTGTTCAATCAGAACCTTCGGATCAGCGCAGCTTTCCTTGGCGGCCTCTACCATTTCAAGGATGTAGGCGGCATAGTCATTGGCACAGTCCTCCATTTCCTCGTTGTACCAGGTGAGATTCTCCGTCGGATCACTGGCATCCATCCCCAGGGCCCTCTTTAGCTTGTACTCACAAAGCTCGTGAGCATCAGTGCCTTCCGCAGCATAATCGCTTCCTTTATCCTCGTATGTCTCGCAGAGCCTTGCGGAAGGCGGGCAGTGGAGCCAGCGGTCCGAAGAGGAAGCAGATAAGATAGCATGTCCTTTAGGTGGCATCGTCAAGTACCTCCGCATCCTTTAACAAGGCTTCATAGTACTTCGGATCAACAGCAGATAGCTTGGAAGCACCATACTTCTGAAGTAATGTACGGATAGCAGCGGTATGCCCGGCACGGGACTTTTCTGCTAAGACAGCTCGTACATCCTCAAGCTTCAGCTCCGGTTTCTTTTCTTCCTTGGCAGCAGGCTCTTTGACAGGTGCTTCATAAGCAGTGCCACTAAACTGTTCTGCTAACCAGTTGGCTACTTCGTTAATAGCAGCGGCTACACTGCGCAGCTCTTCGATGGTCATAGCCATATCGCTCATTTTGCTCATAGCGACGATCTCCTTTCTCTGATTGTCTTTGCTGTGCGAGGATTGTCATGTTTCTCGCCATTCTTGCGGATACGTGGGAGATTGCATTCAATACTGCAATCAGCTCTGTGTCGTTACCGCCTGAATCGAAGTAGGACTTCTTCATGTGTTTCACCTCCGTTTCTGTGATGGTTAAGGCTTGTTGTTTCGTGCCTTACACCTTCCACTGGAGATGAGTGGGGGATTTGAGCGGAGAAAAGTTGAAAAATATAAAATCCCTCCGGGCATCGGTTGCTGGATGCCAAGAGGGATGAATTTCTACATATAATATGTAGGATTAATAACCGCGGATTTTACGGAGCTCCGTTCTGATTTTCTTCATTTGATCAGCGAAGGTGCGCTGCTTGCGGCCGAGCTGTTCTGCAATCTTACGATCAGAAAGCTCGTCCCCCAGCAGTTCAATGATGCGGTCTGCATCTGGATCAAGCTCGCGGAACCTTGCAATGAGCTGTTCCAGGAGCATCGCATCAGAAAGAACATCTTCCATAGTTGGAGCGGAATCGGGAATTGTGTCATACATGTTCGCATTGCCGTCTTCCGTAGGAACATCAAGGGAAAGCATGTCCCCGGCTGCATGATATTCACATAGGTCACAGTTGGCGTCACATTTCCAGAGATACTTTCTGGTACACATACAGCGATGATGATGCTGTTCGCGCTTCTGGGTAGCCCAAATCTCAGGATACAAAGCTCTGTACTGAGTCTCAGTGATTTCGACGAGTGTAACCTTGTAAGGATTGCTCGCGTCGCGAAGAGGGTAGTAGCGTTTTTTACTCTGATTGTCTTTGATTGCCATGATAATTTTCTCCTTTCGGCTTTCAAACCGAAGCGGAGATGCCCATCATGGCTGCCAGTAATGTTTGTCATAGTTGGTCACCTTTCGCGGATAACTCCGCTTCATTTCTGGTGACCAGCTCGTTCGTTAAAGCTGGCACGGTATTTACTTGTTGCTCGTATAACAGTTACGAACACACCTCGTGGCCATGAGAAAGGTGAACTGGTATACAAGAAGCCTTTTTATGTCTTGCTCAGGACATTGACCGCTAGCTGAGATCCGCTTCGATGGCGAATAATTCGCTGAATACGTCTGGCAGATCACTCGGATTTAGGTCTTCGACGCTGTGAGCGCCGTATCGCTGGAATACTCCGTCAACTACAGCTGATCCCAATTGGGAGCTGATCGTAGATGCGGTGTTCTCGATATTGATAATCCAATTCTCGCGTTCGTCTTTAGTCACGTTTTTCATCTCCTTCCTGCTCAGCCTTCCGTTCAGAAGTCAGCTGCGTTATTTGCACCACCCTTGAAAACTGAACTCATCCTTGATCAGGGGATGTATCCAAGTGTTTTGGTGAGGCGGAACAATGAAGTGGTTTTTTGTCGGTTTATGTGAGTTTATAACCAACTATTGTTGACAGAGACTGTGTTTCTGTGTATAATTAAATAGTTAAGGTCTCGCATTGTCGGCTTTCCGCTTTCTTTGCCCTGCCTATTATTAGTTTCGCACGGCGTAATGAGACGGCCTGACCGGTAACGTGAGACACATAGGACAAAACATAAGACAAGATTTGAGGGGAGGTATTCGATTGGAATTAAGTGAATATTTCAGCCGGATATTTCCGAACACGGCATCACAGATGTATTTTCCGAGCCGGAAGAACAACGGGATCTTTGTCTCCTTCTGCTTTAGTGAAGCAGGGAGTAATTATTTCTCGCACAAGCAGGGTGATAGATTAAAGTCAGACGATGTGCCCTTGGAACGCAAGCTCTATGACGGGTCGAGAAAGATGTCTCCAGACCTGAAGGCTTCTTTTAAGACTTTTAATGAGGATGGCCTGTGCGCATATTTTGAAAAGATCATCGACAAGAATAAGTACGGCGATGTAATGCTTGCCTTTGGAATACCTCCCACGGCAGAAAAAAATCCGCAAGCACTCCGAAGAGCACTTGCGGTTCAGTTCAAAGCCTTTATAGATAGCGACAAGGAAGACGCTGCGGATATTGTGGCAATGACCTATCAGCAGCTTTTGGAGGAACCAGAACAGGAGACCAGTTCCTTTCACCACATATCGTCTCTGTACCCGGACGACACGGTGTACATCAAGCCGGATCACAAGAGAAGCTATTCCGGTTTCATGTATGAGAAGCTGACGATAATGTGGAAATTCTCTAATCTGGGTACGCAAACTTGGCATGGTCGAAAGCTGTATCTTTCCAATCATGATGAGATAAGGCCACGGGCAGAAAGCAACTACATTGAAATACCGGAGACGCAACCGAAAACCGGTGTGGAAATCTCCACTGTCATTGAGCTCAGACCATTTGAAGGGCATACGACTTGCCATTGGATCATGGTAGACAGCGATGACAATGACTGTTATCCCGGTAGTCGAATGTTCGATATAGATATAGATGTAAAGTTCAAAAGGAAGAACTCTTAAAGATGGAGGTAATAAAGTGAGCGATCAGCTGCAAGTTGAAAAATGGGTAACATTAAAAGATGTACAGGCATATCTCGGCGTTGGACGAGAGACTATTTTGCAGTGGATTTCAAAACGGAATATGCCTGCGTATAAAGTCGGCAGACTCTGGAAATTCAAACTATCCGAAGTCGATGATTGGATTCGCTCCGGCGGAGCATCCGATGATAACGTGCCTGAGAAAGAAGAACAGGATGCTGAGTGAGTCCGATTTATGGGATAACAGATTTATAGAATGAAAATATAGAGTGGCAAACGGAGGAAAATGTG